ATATGATCCAACCGATAAGACTCTTGGTTTGTGTAAGTGAATTTTCGGTACAGGTCATAATAATCCAGAGTAGAAATTCCTGGAAGATCATACGCGATCTGTTTTCTTCCCTTAATGAAAATTTCCCTAGAAGAAATAAGCTTCCAAGGGCTAAGAGTCTTAGTATACTTCTCACCAAGGATCCTATCAATGCGCCGAGCAATATAGGGAATATCAAACAACTGAACATTCCAACCAGTAACCACATCAGGACAGTTTTCATTCCAATACTGAAGGAATGCTGTCAGCATTGACTCCTCAGAACGGAAATGCATGTAGTCAACCATGCTATCTTTGTTCTCAAACGGGCGAGCACCAAAGACAATAATGCGACCAGTATAAGAATCCTTGATACTGATCGCTAGAATCTCTTGATCTGCAGTTTCAATGTCTGGAAACCCGTTCTCTGCTGCCGTCTCAATGTCAATAGTAAACACACGGATCTTAGACACATCATAAAGAATCTCTTCTTCAGGATGCTGTTCCGCGATGTATTGATAGAGGTAACGACTGTTCCCATAGATGGGAAACTCCTCAACATCTTTATACCTTTTGATGAACTCCTTGGCTTCATTAATAGAACCCATGTTAATTGGTTCTACACAGTCTCCCTCAAGAGTTCTCCACTCAGAATAATTTTTGGTAGGAACATATAAGGTAGGACTAAACGACACTCTATAAGAAAACGGAGCACCGCCTTCATAACCACGGACCAGCAGACGGTTGCCTGCTTGTTCAACATTAGTATAAAACTTCATTCAGTAAGCAGTTCGGTTTTTCCATTATAAAACTGAGCAAGCAACCGCTCGCTCGGGTCCACAAACGTCATTATATCAGACGAACGGACTACGCACTCTTTCACATCGGCAAAAGGGAGCCAGTCTGTCAACTGGTCTCCCTCAATCAACATTGGGTCAGTGAGGATGCAGTCTGGATCTCCAAACTGAGCATCCTCAATTTCATCAACTGACGCCAGCAGCCACTGGTCCTTCAGTAACAGCACTTTGAGTAGTTTCTCCAAGGATATCAGCTCCGTTATTAGGTAGGAATGAGAGGTCAACACCTGCCTCTTTCAGTTTAGTAACATAGTTCTGTAGGATCTCACCAGCAGGTGGCATAGCAGATACTACGCTGCTAGGAGCAATGCGATGATCTTCATAAGGAGTATATGGATTCCAACGACGGTAGGAAACATTATACTCTTCTGGATTGTCAGGAGCAGTGCTGAGATTCAACGCAAGAGGATACAGAAGTTGATATGCTACAAATTTCTCTTCTTCTCTAACCTGGGTAAAGTTGCAAATGATGTAGTCGCCTGTCACAAGATGGACAATACGAACGCTGTGATTAATTGTGTCTGACATAATCAAAACATGTTTTCTATAGTATACCAAAGGAAAAGGGGACCGTCAAGTCCCCTTCATTATTATTTAGAACCACTTCTTACGCTTCTGTTTTTCTGGCAGTTCTTTTCTGAGTGAGATTGTCAGCAAACCATCAACAAAGTCTACGCTCTCAACCTCTACATCATCTCCCATCTGCCAGTTGCGTGAGAATGTCCTGTATGAAATTCCTTTATGTTCGTAGTTTCTTTCTTTGTCTTCTGGTGCTTTTCGTGCTGAGACAGTCAGAACATTCCGTTCTGTTTCCACTTCAATATCTTCTCTTGAAAATCCAGCAAGAGCGACCTCCAAAGTGGTTCTGCCATCAGATCCGTTAACGATGTTGTAAGGAGGGTAATTCGTTCCACCTCCTGCAAGAGCTTCCAGTCTGTTGAATGTTTCATTGAACCCGATAGAATACGGCGTATATGTTTCCCAATTAAATGTTACCATTGTCCTTAAAAAGCGACGTGTACATGTGACCCGTTAGGCATCACACATATAATTATATCTCTGAGAACTTTTTTGACAACAGTATATTATTCTGGATTTCCTCACTTTTATTACGGTTAGCACGAACATAATTCATAGTATGTTCAGAGAACATATCAAATGCTAGGGAATACCGTACCTTTCCTGAGTGATTTTCATCCACGCTATGCTGCAACCACGAAGGAAATAGCACCATTGATCCTGGGTGATTTTCATATCTAAACATCCCATGATATAAACTGAATAATGGTATCCAGTAGTCAGTAGTGGTGTTGTTTTCGGTTAGCGATAAGTTTCCACTTAGAAATGTATTCTCGTGAAGTGAGTGAGAGTGTATTTTTAATCCCTGCCCTGGGTCTAGTCTTACCACCCAACCACGAATCCAAACTTTATCTTTATCGTAAGTTTCAACTCCGATAGAGTTTGTGTATTTGAGATATGCTTCCCATATCGTTTCGGACAATTGGGTTACCCAAGGACTAGTCCATGAAAATACGTTGTATGTTTTCCATTCGTCTCCATCATAGTATCCGAGTTTACGATCTTCAATCTCAGATATGATTTGATGTGGCAAATCTCCCTGGACTCTATGAGAGTACAGAGAGACATCTACTCTAGGAGCGAATGGTGTATTTGGTTCCCACGTTTTCCATCTATGTAAATTTGGATCGCAATCTCGTTGTTTAATTACGAGATCATTAATATTGTTTTGCAATTACTCTTCAGCAGTTTTCTTCCTACCAATATTATACTTGCTTTCTAGAGTCCAATCGTTTTTGTCTTTGAATGCAAGCACTTTAATTTGATTTAGTGGCGCAAGATTTTCTACTTTATCAGGAGAAACAATGCTGATGAGTCCCCAATCAGAAAGTAGTTGAGCAATTCTATTCCTTCTTTGAAGATCATTCAAAGAAAAATTAGTATGCTTACCATCAAGAGCAAACAACTCTTTAAAGTGTACAATATAATACTTGCCTTGCTTATGCAAGATATGGCATGACTGATAGATCTTCCTCTCTTTACGAGATGCCACACCGATTCTGGTTAGCGTTTCTCTCACTTTGAGGAAGTCATCTGGTTCCTTGAGAACCACTTCAACCATGTCAGTTTGCTTCCACTGGATCTCAGTTTCACCGCTCATCTTTTTCCACCTTTATTCAATGCCTTTGTAATATGATCTAGTTGATCCTTGGTAAGAATCCTGAGAGCTTGGAGTGCTTTATCGTCATTATAACCATAATACTCTTTGACTACTTCAAGATAATCAATAGAATCTTTGCGAGCCCAGGGAGAGAAACGCTTCCTAGGTTTCACACTATTTATAAAAAAGTCATATTGCATCTTCTTTGGTAGATGCGGATTCTTGTTCATTTCATTAGCATACAATACCGTATCAGTGAAAGAACTGAGGCACCTGTTAATAATGTAAGCAGGATACCCTCGCTCAGCATCAGCATCATCATCTAGAATACTCTTTTTAGATTGGTTGATTGAGTACAGGTAGTCTTTTAGTTGGTACGTCATTCCAGTGTCTAATCACTCCACTAATAATAAAAAGGTTGGTAACCAAGTAAGAAATAAAAATAAGGGTGCGTATGCCAGCAACAATATCTGCTTCTCTGTCATCTCGTCCATCTTTTTGCCCCAATGCTTTTGCCCAAATACGCCACACTATCCTACATCCTTCTTCATTAAATTCATTGCCAATACTTTTCTCTGCGATGCAGTTGCAGGAACTTTATGATCTAGAATTCCTGGGAACAGAACCAAAGTTCCAGACTTAGGATTAATCCTAATACTATTCTCTACAATCACAGGTGCAGATTGATCGTCCATACCAGCATAGTATACGGCAGACCAATCTGTGGGATAATGGGTATGTTTTGCTGCCCAGTTTCCCTTCTCATATTCCATCACCCACATCTGTATACATTGATGCTTTACAAATACACCATAGTGTTCTGCAATTTTTTTATCGCAAGTGTCAACCAAAAAAGTAATGACATCATCAAACATATCAGTTTCCTGATGAGTGAGGAAACTACTTCTCCATGCTTTAACATTGCTGGGATAATGAGAACCGTTTTGCTTTCGGTACTCAGAAATCATCCCAACAACATTAAAAGGATCTCCGATCTCCATAACGAAAATCGGAATATCCTTCTTAACAATAATAGTACCATCAATACTGCCCTCTGAAGCAACTAAACGTCTTGTAGTTGCTTCAGACATTTTATCACGATCATACTGTATCATTAAAGTTTAGCGGTAACTCCAATAACTTTTGCATTCGGGTTGCGAGCAAGGGCAACTTGCCTTGCTTCCTGGTAGTCACGAGCATAGACTTCTTCTTTGAAGACGTGACCTGCAACGTAGAGGGTGACTTCACACTTCATAATTGAAAAGGACTAGTTCCTTGCGAGACGCTTGATCTGTATTATAACTCCCCACAGAGCGCATGGTGTAAGTGTGTGCAAATTCTGCTACTGTCCACCCCTGGAACCTCTCACGTATGAGTTGAGACGAATTATAAGATATAAGTTGAGGACCAATAAACCGATCACAAAGGGAAGCAAACCC